AAATCCCGCTTGTCGCGCTTCAATAGCCGGTTGAAGGCGTCGTTCCAAACGTTGATGTAAGCCTGGGTGTAGCGGCCCAGAATATTCCGTTCGTCTTCCGTGGGAACCGGCGGCTTATCGTCTTTGCCGGCTGGCGCGGGTGACGCGGGTGACGCGGGGTCGGCGTTCAGTGGCTGGTCGACGACCGGCTCCGTATCAAGCAAACGCTTTGCGTTTTGCATATTGACCGGAACCAGGTACACGTCGCCTTCGGGACCGATTGGGTTGTCGCCGAGTTTCCGTTTGCCGTCATTGATCGAGTAGAAGCCCCACTGCCGGCCAGTTCCGAGGCCGTCCATTGTGGTCTTGAAATCGCCGCGCAGCCGTTCGGATACGTCAAACTCGACTTGGAACGTCCCAGCGTTGCGGCCTTGCTTCGGCAGCAGCTTGCGGGTGATCTCCTGCTCGATCCGGCAGATATATGGGCGCAGCGTGTCGATGACAAACGAGAGATTTTGTTGCTCGGCGTTGTTGTTCGACATGCGCGTTGTGTCGCCGACGAGGTGGGGCGGGACACGGAAGAGAGCTGCAAGTTCTGCGCGCTGAAATTGGCGCGTGGCGAGAAATTGCGATTCCTCCGGCGACATTCCAATCGCTTGATACGTCCAGTCGCCCGAGAGAACTGCAACGCGGCCTTGATTGTCGCCGCCCTGGGTTTCCTCCCAGGTCTTTTTCATTTTGTCCCTGGCGTCGGGGTCCATCGGACCCCCGCCGGACTTCTTGGCGAGAATCCCACCAGGACGCGCACCGTTGCCGAAATACCTTGCGCCGTATTTCTCCGCAGCGCGGGCAAGACCAATTCCTTGCCGGGCAAGTTGAATGGGACTAAGGCCATAGACGCCGTTGAAGCAGAACAGCGGCACATGGATCATGTCCGCGGCCTTGATCTGGCGAACGCGGCCCTGGGCCTCGCCGTCTGTGGTTTCGTAATAGAGTTCCCCGTTGGCACCGTTGCGCTTGGGAGTTGTCATGCGCGGGTGCAGCGGCCAGTAGGCAATATCGCGGCCAGCGCGGTCGCGTTGAATCTCTGCGTAGCCGTTGCCCGTCAGGGCCATGCTCCCGGTCAGCGCTTCCCAAAAGGTCAGCGCAGTCATCTCGCTGTTTGGTTCGTAGCGCAGCCGGTATGCAAGATCGTTGTCGGTCTCTTCCTGCCGTCCGTCTTTGGACACCCGGTAAAGACGGCAAGGAAGCGACGCGACGGACTCGGCAATCACCCGCGTGCAGGCGTAAACGGTGATCTCCTGGAGCGCAGTCAACTCGTTGATTACTTCGCCGGATGCCGTAGGCTCGCCGCCGAATATCCAAGAAATCCAACCCGCTGCCGAAAGCGGAACCGCCGGGTTGTTGAGCGGATCAGCGCGCAGTTCTTTTACGAAAGTGCGCACAGCGGAGCCAAGTCCCATGTTTTTTCCTAAAGTACGAACGGATCGAAGTCGTCGGTGATCGGAGTCAAGATCGCTCGGCCCAGGGCCATCGCCAGAGCGACCATACCGTCGATCTTTTCCCGGCTCTTGCTCTTGTCGAGCTTGATGTTTCCCGCGGGATCGGTTGCGGCCATGCAGTTATTGGCCATCCACCGAAGTACGGGGTTTCCGCCGTGTGCGAGATCGCCCGTCAGTACCAGTTCCATCAGGCGCTTTACGGGACTGTTCATGTCCACGTAGCCTTGACCGAAAGGAACCATCGTGAAGCCGTCGCCCATGAGCTGGGTGACTATCTGCGAGCTGTTGTAGCGATCAAACGCAATTTCTCGAATATCGTATTGCGAGGCCAGTTCTTGAACCTTCGCCCGAATGTAGTCGTAGTCGATGACGTTACCGGGCGTCAGATTGAAGAATCCTTGACGCCTCCATTGGTCGTACGGAACGCGGTCTCGCTTGCTGCGCTGCTCAATCGCTTCTTCGGGCAGAAAGAGATTTGGCAACACCGACCACTTGCGATCATCCCCGCAGGGCGGGAACAAAAGCACAAATGCGCTTACGTCCGTCGTTGTCGATAGATCGAGGCCACCGAAGCAGGGCCGGCCTTTCAGCGCCTCGGCGCCCACCGGGGCGGAGCATAGCTCCCACTTGTCCATGGGCATCCAAGCCGTGTGAGAACTCGTCCACTTGTTCAATCGAAGCCGAAGAAAGCTATTGAGTTCCGCCGGGCTTGCCTTGGCTTTTGCCGCTGCCGACCGTAGCTCTTCAAGTCGGATCGTGGTGCCAAGGTTGGGGTTCGCTTTTACCCAGGTTGACTCGTCTTCCCAATCGTCTTCCTCATCAAGGCAGGTAATCCAGCAGAACCAGGAGTCGTCTTCGACGATGCCCTTGAGAACCTTGATGCTGTAGTCGTGCTGCTGAAAGAAAACACTCTCGCGGTCATACCCCGCAGTTGAGATGCCTAGCAGCAAAGGCTGCCGACGCGCGCCCATTGCGGTAAACAACACGTCCCAAAGGAGACGGTTCTTCCAGGCGTGGACCTCGTCGGCAATCACTCCGTGCGGATTCAGACCGTCCAGGCTGTCCTCTTCAGAGGCCAGCGGCTCAAACTTTGAATTGGATTGGAGGCTGTGGAGATTGTCTCGGCCTCGTTTCAATACCTTGCTGATGCTGGGCGACTTGGCCACCATGCGTGTGGCCTCGCCGTGTACGAGACGAGCCTGATCCCGTTTGACGGCAACGCTGAATACTTCCGCACCCTGTTCGCCGTCTGCGATGGTGAGGAACAGCGCGACGCCTGCAGCCCAAGTGCTCTTGCCGTTCTTCCGAGCCAGTTCAACAATTGCTGTGCGGAAGCGCCGGTATCCGGTCCCGGTGTGTACCCATCCGAAGAGAATCCAGGTAAGTGCCTGTTGCCACGGTTCAAGAGTGAACTGCTGGTTTGCCCATTCACCCTTGCTGTGCCGCAGAAACCCGAAGAAGTCTATGACCCGCTGGGCCTTTGCACGATCAAATCGGAGGCCGCGGGTGTGACCGTCTTCGAGGTCACGGGCGTGGCGCTGACATGCGAGCCTGACAAGTTCCCCTGCTACGATCTCGCCGGAGATTACTGCGGCGATATACTCATCCGCCTTGCTCTGCTTGGGCTGGCTCATCAATTGGGTCTGCTCCGATACCAGCCATGAATGCCTCAAAGGGGTCGGTCTGCCCACATGCGCCGTCAACGTGAAGGCGCGCACGAGAAGCCGGTGTCATTCCGAATTCGATTAGGAACTTCCGCATCTGGTCCACTGCGGTGTTGGAAACGCCCAGGAACGGATTCTGAATCGGAAAGTTGCTTTTCGGAGACTTGATTACCGTGCCGAACCGCTGAAGACTCTCTTCGGCTGTCACCCACCGCGACCAGGCCGAGCAGTATGCGGCCAACGCCGCTCTATCAACACTGGTGAGAAGGCCGAGCGTGATTAGCTCAGCCGATATACGCTTCCACTCTGCCTTGGCGGCCTTGTCCAGGTGCGCTGGACATTTTGGAATTCCGCTTGGCCGTGGCTCTGAACTGTTGAGGGCGCGCTTGCCCGGATTGCCGGCGAGCTGCTTCAGCGCCGTTGGTTTTGGTCGTCGTCCTGCCATGATTACCCCAGTCCGTCGCCGTCGAGCCGCTCAACTTCAAAGCGCAGGCCAGTAGTGCCGAGTTGCGGCAACTCAGGTCGGAAGAGCGGCGGCCTGTCGAACGAGGGCTCCCAGGTGGCGCAACGCTCATTCTGCGGAACCCTGACGGCGAGGCCGCGGTCGAGATCGGCCAGCGTCTTGAGGAGGAGGCGAACTCCGAGTGGGGCAAGCTGCTCCCGCCAAAGGGTCTCGACCGTTTCGCCAGGCCGCACGAATACGTGTTCTTGGGCCGCTATCGGCCCCGCGTCTATGGAATCGGTGAGCCAGTACACAGACCCGCCCGCGACCCGGTCGCCCCCGTGGATCGCCCAACGAACGGCATCACGACCCCTGTGGAGTGGGAGTAGGGACGGGTGGTAGCCGATGGCCCCGAAGCTCGCCCGCGCGCGAGTCTTGCGGCCAATGAAGTCGTGGCTGTGGGCGGCGACGATAATGTCGGTGCCCGTTGGCAGCGAGTCGGCGCGAACTTGCGGCTGCCACGAAATTCCGAGGCGTTCAGCAGTTGCCCGAACCCGGTCGAAGATCTGCACCCCGTCCGTCGAAAGATGACTCGCGAACGCTGGAGAGGACACGCCGAGAACTCTGTATTTCTTGGCGATGGCTTCGAGTACAGACGCTCCGAATTGTTTCTGACCGCAGAGGAAGACGTTCATCAGGTTTGCTTTTGCTCCGGCGGCCCGTAGTAACGAAAGCCTTGGATGGCTCGGAAATGACCGCCAAAGCCGGTCCCCGGCGCGACAAGATCGCTGCCCGACTTGGTGGCTGAGGCCACGATTGAGCGGGTCGACTTGATCTTGTTGCCGCCGTATAGGGACGCTGAAACCTGCGCCCACTTCGGATCGCGGCGAAGCCCGGCACACAGGCCAGGGTGGCTGGTGTGAAAGATCGTTGTAAGCGGCTTGCCCCATTTGTTTTCGCCGCGGCGCCACATCTCGCAGACGGCGTTCAGAAATCGCAAGCCAACTCCAGCGCCCTGCCATTCCGGCATTACGGTAAGCCTGGTTCCGCGCGCTTCAAACTGACCACGCGGGAGCGACTTGGTTGCCATCGCCAGGTGGCAGACAGGCTCTCCGTCGACGGTGCCGACAAAATATCGAGCGGCGACCGGCAGCGGGAGCTTCAGATAATAATGCGGAGCAAAGAGCGGCCAATAACTTGAGTCTGTCTGCCAAATCTCAAGTTCGAATTTGGGGCGTCGCCAAACCAACCCCCTTGAGAACTTGCCAGTTCCCGTGTCATAAACCCAATCGGGCTCAAGCCAGTCGATTACATCGTAGTGGCAGGACAGCAACACGCACTGCCCACCCGTGCGCTTCCAGGCTTTTTGAAAAGCCAACGCGCCAAACTTCGCAATTTGCCGGTCGACAACGCTGGAAAACTCGTCAATGACGACCTTGGCCGGAGCTTCGCTTATGACTCGCGCAAGGTCAGCGCGGAATCGCTCGCCGTTCGACAGCGCATAGTAGGGGCGCAGCCAGCATGGGACGGAACCGAGGCTAACTGTGGCCAACGCGCCGGTCACGGCGTCGAAGTTTCCGTCAGGGGCAATCGCATCAACGATGGGTCTATCCGCCGGCCAGTTGTCGGGCTGGTAAAACGCATCAGGCCCGAAGATCATGCGCCCCATGGAGGATTTTCCGGAGCCAGACGGCCCAACGATTACTCCGAGCTTCCAGTTTGAGTCATCAATATCAAGGCTGGCGTCAAGATTGAATTCTGCTCCAGACTCGGCGTTGAAGAGGCTCTTCACCCTTGCGGCCCGATACGAGTTGAAATCCGCGCACGAGTTTCGTACTTTCAATTCCATCTATGTCACCACAACCCGGCACTCAAGGCCCTGGCCGATCAACTGCTCGTAAACTTTGCGCTGCTCGGCTTCGTTTTCACAGATCACGATTACGCCGTATTGCTGCCGGTAACGGCCTTCGAGAGTTTCGGGTCCGGGCGCTCCGGGTGCTCCAGACGCACAAAGCGCGTCGGCCTCGGGCGCGACGATCTCGGCCAATTCCACGTCGGTAAAGAAGGCCCGGAGGTCAAGATCGGTGGAGAGTTCGGCAAGGTTCGCGGCGTCCCACTCTAAGCCAATTTCCGAGGTCCTGTTGTCGGCGATGGCGAGGGCCTTTGCCTTGGGATCGTCAAGGTCCAGGTCCGTTCGCTGCACGGCAATGATCTTGGTCCCGTCACTGGGGATGATGAGCACGTCCTCAATGCCGGCGGCCATGGCGTTCTCGACCGTCTTGTTGCCGGCGATCACACGCCCTTTGGAGTCAATCAGGATGGATCGCCCGGCACCGTACTGACGCAAGGATTGCGCCACGGCTTCACCGCCGCGCTTCGTGCCTCTATTCGTATTCTTCGGGTCGGGGGTCAGTTCAGATAGTTTCATTCTTCGGCTTCCGCCGTCTCCATGTAGCTTGCGATAAAACTTTGCGCCACTGGGACACAAATGGCATCGCCGTAGAGGCGAAGCCGTCCCACTCTGGCGGGACTCCCATGAGCCAACGGGAATGTGCCGGGTTCAACTGCCCGGAACTTCTTGTCGCGGCATCCGATCCAGTCAGCGTCTCGCCAGAAGCCGTTAACCGGACCGGCCCCAAGGGGCACTCCGATATTGTTCGCGCCATCTGGTCCAGACCCATTTCGTCGATTCTGGTTCCGCTCCGGCTCCTGAAGCTGTCCATGGCTGGGGTCGGCCAGCCCGCAAGGTTCGCTTGTCTCGGTAGTACATCCCGCCGCGTCCGTTCGGAGCCGTCCGGGTTGGTTCCCGTCTCGGCCATCCCCGGCGTATCTTTCCAGTCTCTGGCGTTCGGAGTCGTCCACGCTGTCAGCGAACTCTGCGCCGTGAGCGTATCTGCCACTCCCCGGCTCAACCGCATTCCCGCTGACTCCGCATCCTCCGCTCTGGGTGTGCTCCACGCCGAAAGCAGCGAGGTCCGCGTCAGAGATTGAAACTCCCCGCTCGCTCGCGTTGCGTTGTCCGCATCGTCTCCATTGGGAGTCGGCCACGAAGTAAAGCCGTTGCCGGATGTGCGGGGCACCGACGCTACATGCGCCAAGTACCGCCTTCCCAACGGCGTAATCCGCTGCTTCCAGGTCAGCTTGAACAAGGTCGAGCCAGCCGT